TCATTACCATCAACTTTAAAATAGGCTTCTCCCATTTGATTTGTTTCATCTCCTTCATTATCATACGAACCAATAAAAGGCGTTGTTGATAAAAATTTCATTTCACTTGGTAAATTAGATAATTTTCTACCAGAATTAATAAGATAGAAATTTAATCTATTGTGGTCTTTTCTAGCATTTGGTGTATGATAAATAGATGTTAATAAATTTATTTTAACATATTTACTTTCACCAAAATAAGAATAGGCTGGTTTATTTGTTTCTATATCTTTAATAATCTTAATTTTAAAATCAATCGTAAGATGATCTTGTGCTTTCCATTTATAATTATTATTCCATCTTTTACCTTTTGAAGCAAATGGATTTGCAATATAACTATCCATCGTTGTTTGAAATACTGCTAAATTATTAGGATGAAAAACAAGCCCATCTGTTTTATAAGGAAAAAGATGCCCGACATCTAATAAGCCACCATATCGAACATTCATTTTATTAAGTATATTTTTACAATTTTCATTCATAAGTGATGGTTTGCCTTTAAGCATAGCACGTTCATATCTTTCTGGTGTATCTGATAACATATATTCTTTTTTAAATAATAAGAATGGTAATTTACTATTTAATTGTGTAATATTAGTGCTTTCAGTAAATGCTTTAATACTATTTAATATAGTATCATATCTACCATTAGAACCTCCTTTTTTACTAAATAAGAATGGTTTAATTATAACATTTTCTCCTTTGTAAATATAAGAATCGAATATGTAAAAATGATTTAATAGTTTATTTTCATAAGAGCGACTAATATATTCACCATCTAAAATAGTATTGGCGAGTGCTGGTATGGTAACACCAAAATATTTAATTTGTGATGTAGTCTCACGACTTATACCATAGGCTTTACCTTGTTCGTTAAAGAATAATAAATTACGGTCACCATCTGTTTTGTCAGTGACTAAATAATTAATATGTATATTAGTATTTATTCTTGGGTCAGGAATGGCTGAAGGTGGAATATGGTCAGCATTTGTATGTAATAAATCAACAATGAGAGGACCAAAGAAAATATTATATTTTAAATTAGATATAATTTTATATTTCAATTCAGCAAGTTTTTTAGCACCGCCAATTTGATTCATATCTTCATCACTATTATCTTCCTTGTTATCATCATTGTTATTATTATCAACATTACCTTCATTATCATCACCATCACTTCCGCCTACACTTTTCCTTCCACCGTTCATAACACTATTATCTCCACCATTCATATCATCATTATAGTTTGTAATATTAGAATTATCTTCATCATCAATAGTATGGTGTCCTGAAACAATTTGTGTTCCTCCAGCCATAATGGTTTCATCATTTATCTTTTCTTCAAAATTAATATCGTTGTCTTCATTTAAAGAATACATATCAACACCACTTCCATCACCACCATCACTTCCATCACTTACACTACTTACACCACTTACACTATATCCTCCTTTTTGTTTAGGTAAAGATGATTTAGTTTTAGATTTAGTTTTAGTTTTACTCACTTTTTGTTGTGCTTTAAAATTGTGTTCAAGCATTTTCTCATCAATACTATTTTCAACAACTTTTAAAAATTGGTCTTTAACAGTTAATAATTCATCATTACTTAAAATATAAAATGAATTTTGAAGACATTGTAAAATAGTTCCAATTTCTTTAAAGAAATTTACAAATTCGGTTTGAACATAGTCTTTACGGTCAGCCATATTTTTAAATGTAGGATTAGTATGGTGTTTATTTTTAATGTATTCTACTTCAACTTCATAATGAGGTAATTCATGAAATACATTACTTTCTTTTATCGTTTTAAAATAATTCATTGAATTTTTTATTTTAACTAATTCAGTAGGTTTATCTTTTACAGAATTCCACCAATTTATAAAGGTCATTTTACTATCTTTTGGTTTTTCAACATCTCTTTGTTTGTTTTGTTCAATGATTTCTTTGACTGTTAAGAAATGATTATCTAGCAATGTGCTATTTTTTACGATACTGATATCAATTTGAAAATCATTCGTTTTCTTTTTAAATGAGAATATTTTTTTATATCTATATGTTTTAGGTATATCATTAATTTCTCGTAAAAGTTCATTAATACGTGCTTCATCATTATTAAAATTATGTTCCTCTTTTAAATTAAATTTTAAATTATAATTAGGAATAGCAACACGATTTAAACCTTTAGGTGAAGTTTTGTATTCAAAATCAATACTATTACGTATTAAACTAAGATTTTCATTATTACAATAGTTTTTAATTGCTCCAGAGCCTTTTATTAAAATACGTATATTATTGAATTTTTCATTATCACGAGGTAATTGTATAGTTAATCTTTCAGTTGTATTAGAGATATAATTAGGATTATTTTTATAACGTTTTAGTAATGACATAAAATTATCATTATTAATTCTAGGACTATTATTATTGATTACATTATCATAAAATAAACATTCTAATTCATAATCTGATTTACTAATAGAACTATTGATAAGTTCTAATATTTTATCTTTTTCACCATTTTTTTGATTTAAGTGTATCATTTTTACTATAGTTAAGTATAAAATATATAATAGTTCGTATAATATATACTATTTTGTATAATATATAAAATATATAAAATGTTTTATACTCTTTTATAATATATAGATATAAATATCTATTTTTATATAATAAAAATTATTAAATAATATTATTTATATTTTATATACTTTAATATTTATTATATATTAACTATAAAATATCAATTTTTATATACTCTTATAATATCTATAATATCATATGATTATATATATATTTTATAAAAAATTGAAAAAAATATAATAATTATATTTATATATAAAATTCAATACACTTATTGACTTATTTAATTTTAAAACAATTTGTAGTTTTAGTTGAAAAAATGAGTTTATCTAGTGAAGAAGTTAAAAATTTATTAGAAAAAGCACTAAAAAATGATTCTGCAAGTCAATTTCAATTAGGTGAATATTATAAAAATGAGATAAAAAAACCTAAGATTGCTTTTAATTGGTATATAAAAGCAGCAGATAGCGGTCATACAGATGCTTTATTTGAAGTTGCTGAATGTTATATTTTTGGATATGGTGTAAAAAAAGATAGAACTAAAGCATTTGAATATTGTAAAAAAACAGCAGAATTAGGTCATAAATATGGTCAATTTGAATTAGCATCATTTTACAATTATGGTATTCAATGTAAATGCACTATCGATAAAGATAAAGCATTAGAATGGTATAAAAAAGCAGCACACAATGGTTTACTTGAAGCATATTATAATATAGGTATGATTTATGAAAACCAAAAAAAAATAGAAAAAGCCATTAACTGGTATTTTTTACCAGCAAAAGAAAATCATATCAATTCTCAATACAAAATGGGATTATGTTATAAAAAACTTGCTGATATCGAAGACTAATTATTTTATTTTATTTTATTTTATTTTATTTTATTTTATTTTATTTTATTTTATTTTATTTTATTTTAATAAACATAAGGTATATAACTTGGTCTATCGTATGAATAGATATCAACTTTAAATTTACCATTATAGGAAGGTATATCAATCATATCACCATTCATAATCTCATCACAACCAAAATCATCATTACATTTGCGACCATCTTTAGTAATAGGTATTTTAAAATTATGAAATTTATCACTTGATGTATAGTAGTTCCATTTTCTAGAACCATTAAAGGTGGGTCTTCCAAATAAAGGTAAAATGCTAGTTTCGTTATTATTACCAGGTTGTTGCTCGGTATTAGCAATTGTTTCTTTATAAAGAATACCTACTTGTTGATACGATTGAGATGGACCACGTGATGGTATATTAATGGGTGTTCCATATGTATTTGTATAAGAACGCTCGGGAGGTAATAATGGATTTATAATTCTTTCAGATGCTTTATTGGCTTCATATTGTAAATAAGAAAGTTGATTAGGATTAGGTCTTTCAGGATTAGAATCACGTATATTAACATTAATATCATATTTAATTCTTTCGGATGTAGGAGTTCCTGTTCCTTCGTGAGGGCTTCTATCTTCATCATTACTTTCAAATAATTCATTTACTCTAGAAACAATATTATTATTATGATTACGATTACGTTCATTTGATTTTAAACTACGTAAGAGATTTGGCTCACTACCATTAATTGTTAATGCGTGTTGTTTAGCAAGAGCACGTTTTGATTCAACAATATCACCTTGTTTAACACCATAATGTAATTGTTGTGTATTTAAAAGCAGAACACAAATTAATATAAGTGCTCCTAATAGAATACAAGTAAGAGATGTATCCCACGAAACACAACCAGATAAAAATCCAAATTTATTAGGAGGGCATTTTTTTAAAGATGATGAAGAAGAACTAGAGCGTGGCATTTTTATCTTTTTATTTTATTTATAATTACTATTTACTATTTACTATTTATTAACATTTTTATTAAAAACTTAATAGAATAAATATTAATAAAAATATTATTAATATTTTAATATTTTTTTTATTTATTTTTAATTAAAATGTTAATAAATAATAATTATTAATAAATATTAATAAACTACATAAATAAAATAATAATAAATATGGAACAAACAACTAAACCCTGGCATTTTTCTAAAGGAGATAAACTTGCTGTTTATTTACGTATGAAAACAAAATGTATATTAATTATTGCTGCTCTTTTATGTGCTGCACAATTAGGTGGTTATTATCCACTTAATTTTATAAAGAAATACCAAGTATTAAATTTTATTATACTATTATCTTTAGTAGCAAGTATTATTTATAATATATTTGATAGAAATTTCTATTTACCATTTTTAGGTTGGACTGCTTATCCTTGTGGTGGTCTTGCTGAAAAAATCCCCCGTGATGCTGACACAACTGTTACTGTTCAAGTTAAACCTAATGTAAATGTTATTTACTGGGGAAGTGAACCAAAAACGAATGAAGAACAACCTATTGACAATCCATGGGATGCTTATGCCAATTATGAGAATTCTGGTGTAGTCCGTGCTGATGCTCAAGGAAAAGCCGTTTTACATTTTAGAAATCCAAGTATTTATCAAGTTGGTTTAATGAAAAAAACACTAAATAAACATATACATTATCGTGAATGTAGACACCCTGGTATGCTTTCTTCAGTTAAAACTGTAAATTTATAAGTATTAAAAAATTTATAAACACAATTCGTTTTAATATTTTTTATTATAATTTAATATTTTTTATTATAATTTAATATTTTTTATTATATTTTAATATTTTTTATTATATTTTAATATTTTTTCTATTTTTAATATAGTATAATATAGTAATAATAAATTATAAATTATAAATTATAAGATTGAAATAATATTGAAATACTATTAAAAATAAAATGCAAAGTTTAGTATTAGTATTATTAGTATTAGGTTTAATTATGATGGCATTAGGTTATCAAAAGAAATTATTAACCAATATGGAAACAAAAACAGTAGTAGAATACAGATTTATACCACGTAGTATATATGAAGACCAGTTTGAAAATAATAAATTAGAAAGTAGTTTTCAAGATATGTTTGAAAAACAAGATGTCTTTTTTAGAATGATTTAAAACAACTATTTTTATGAACTCATTTTTATCTTTTAGTAAAATTATTATAGAATAAATAAAATTAAATATTTATAATTATTAATTATAATGTAAATGAATAATAAAAATCATTATTTAAAACTATATAATTTCAAATGTGTTTATAATAATAGTAGTATTAAAGAACTAAAACATAAAATTTATTGTATTATTTATGATATTTATGGCATTAAATTATATAAAGGATATATAAAAAATGGAATACCTAATGGTTATGGTATTTTGTATAAACATAAAAAAGTAATGTATATAGGTAATTTTAAAAATGGTAAAATTATAGATAATAAATTTTTTTTTGATATAAATGAAAAAAAATGTAATAAAAAATATTACAAATATGATAGTTATTTATTTAATAGTTCTAATATAAATGTAAACCATATAAATATATATGTTAAACAAATCAATATTAATAAAAAAATATCAATATTTAAATCTATTAAAAATAAATTATTATTTTTTAACTATAATATTAAAAATAATAATCCATTAAAAAAACTTTATTATTTTATTAAACATTTAGTTAAAACTGAAATTAATATATTAGATTTAAAAATAATTTTTTTATTTATTTATATTTATAATATTAATAATAATATTAATATTCATAATGAAATATTAATAAAATTTATAAAACTACCATTTTACAAACTTACTATTTATATAAAAAAAATTAAAAAAAAAAATCAATCTGAAAAGAATACTATAATAAATAATGATATATTAAATAATAATTTTATGATTATATGTAATTATATAAATAATTTATGTTTAGACTATACAAATAAAAATAATAATAAAATTAGTATAAATTTAGATAATATTAATATTAAATTATATAACTATACTTGTAAAAAAGAGTATTATTTATTATTAGATACATTAAAATTAAAAAAAAATACTAAATGCGAGAGTAATATTGATACTATTATTAATATTTTTTTTATTAAACTAAAAAATATTAATAATATAATTAATATTAATAAAAAATACAGTAGCAGTAATAATTCTAGTAGTACTAACTCTATAAATAGTAAATCTAGTAATAGTAATATATCTAGTAATAGTGATATTGAAATAGATGATATTTATTTAACTGCGAAATTAAAAAAATTATTTATTATAGAAAAAGATGATATACTAATTTATAATAAATTTATGTTATCTATTTATAAAAAATTAATTTATAAAATTAAATATAAATATAAAAGTAATAATAATAATAATAAAAAAAATAATAATTATAAAAAAAATAAAAACACAAAAAAAAATCTAATAAAATCTAATAGTTGTAAAGATATAATTTTATTATATAATAATGGTATTTGTAAAGATAATACTATAAACAAAATTAATAATATTAAAAATATAAAAAATTATTATAATAATAAATTAAATATATTTGATAAAGATAAAAAAAACAAACAAATAGAAAAATTATTTAAAAATAAATTAAATAGTATAAGATTAGAAATAGAACAGAAATATGAGCAAATAACAGATGAAGAATGGATTTCTTATTTAAATTTAATGCATAAATATTTACCAATTTCTATAAAAAAAAGAATATATACAAAAACAATATCAACACAAACACTATTAACAGAAACACAAACACAAACACAAACTAATTTATATAATAATATAAAAAATATAAAATTATTAAAAAAAAATCTTATAGAAAAAACATACGTATAAATATAACTATATGATACACATTTACACTCTTAAAGATTTAAAAAGTTATTGTGTTTTGTCTTTTTGTTCTGCCATTTTGCGTTGAAGCCACGGGTCATCGCTTTGTAATTGAGCATTGGCTTCTTCAATACTAATTTCTTTAGAGTTTTCACCACCTAATTCAAGACTTTGAGTAATTGCTTTAGGTTCAGTATCTTCTTTAGTATCATTGGTATCAACAGCATCAGACATATTTAACAAACTGTTAAAATCAGTATTAATTGTATTTAAATTACCCATACTTGCTTGTAAGTTTTGTTGTTCTTTCATTTCATCTTTAATGGCTAAAGTCTCATTAATACCTTCTTGATGTTTTAATCTATCTTCAGCACTCAATGCGTCTTTTTGACGTTGCGTTTTTTGTTCTTGATAAAACATATCTTTCTTGGCTTCATTTGTTTTATATTCTTTTACTAATTTATTTAAGTCATTGTTCATATATTCAATATCATCAATTTTTTGAGGATTAGGATCCCAAGGACACCAATAACCCATTTGTCCAACAAAGACATCAAAGAGTGGGTCTTGACGTTGAAGAACTGCAGCACGGACATCAGCCTCGCGTTTAGTGTCATAAACACCACGCACTTTAACACCACGCACACTTGTTTTAAAGTTATTGGCTTTATCAAAGACCTCACCAATTTTCTCTTCATTGCTAAATTTAAAATCCTCAAACTTATCTTTAAATTGTTCAAATGTCAAATCATATTCTTCACAGGTTTTAGAAACATTTTTTTTAAGAGCAATAACATCAGAAACATCAACATTACCATCTTCGGATTTATCAATTAAAGCTACTAAACCTTCATCAAGCATAGTTGATATTTTTTTATTCAATGCTTTTTCATAATGATAGAACATAAATTTATCTTTTTGTTCTAAAATTTTATCAGGGCTAACAAAAGAAACACAATAGAAGTTTTGACCTGTAATAGGCTTATCAACATCTAAGTAATCTTCTTCAACATCACTTTCTTTTAAAGGTGTAGTAGTATCTCCACGGCGGTCGCGAGGCATTTTATATAATTAATAAGTATAAATTAATATATAATAATAAAGGATTTATAATTTAATACAATTATTTATATAAAATAATTATTTTTTAAATTATAATTTTAATTAATTATTTTTAATTAATAATATTATTATTTTTTTTAATAAATACCGCAATGATAAAATATAATATTAATATATAATATATAAAAAATAATATATAAAAAATAATTAATTAAAAATGATAAATCTATTTGATAATAAAGTATCTAAAACATCTAAATCCTCTAAATCTTCTAACACCTCTAACATCTCTAAAACATCTAAATCCTCTAAATATTGTCAAAATTATTATGTTGATATAAGTGGTAATAAAAATAATAAAGTTTATAAAATGTGTAATAAATATAGTCACTGTAGAAAAAATAGATGTAAAAATATAGATGCTAGAATAGAAACCAAAAAAGAAAGTGTATTTGGTAAAGATTATGATAATTATATACAAAGTAAAATAGAAAAAAAATGCCCTTTGACATTAAAAACTAAACAAAGAAAACAATGTGAAACTAGAACATTAAAAAAAATATATAGTAATCATAATATTATTACTTTATATAATAAATTATTAGAATGTAATAGAACATTATGTTTAAAAGATAAAAGAAATTTTTATAATGCTTTGTTTAAAAAAAATACTATTAAATTAACAAAAAGTGAAAAAAAGAGATTAAATGAAATTAAAAAAATAGAAAATCCTACTACAGATATGTATTTAATTAAAACAGGTGATTCATAATAATTGGTATTACTATTAATTTTTATTATTAGTATTAGTATTAGTATTATTATTAGTATTAGTATTAATATGGCATTCATTGACACGACCACTTGGATCAGTTGTATTAATACCTTCCCAGGAGGTATTTGGTTTCCAATATTTTACAGTTTTTTCACGATTAGGATATATTTTTTCAAATATTTGTCTATAATAAAATGCTTCTGTTGTATGTGGTGTATTATAAGGATATAAATAGGCTCTATTATTGTAAGCACTTAAAAAATTATCTTTAATTTCTTTATCTGTAAATTCTTTAAGTGTATCAATCCATCTATATGTGATAGAATCACTAAATTGTTCTTTTTGTCTCCATAAAACATCATCTGGTAAATATACATTATTACCATTTTCATCTTTAATATCAAATGCTTTTCTAAGAATATATTTTTCAATAGGTTTTCCATTATAACATTGAGTTTTAACATCTTTATGTATATTAATACATAATTTTACAAATTTAGTATCTAAAAAGGGCACTCTTGATTCTAATCCATTTCCCATAGTTGATTTATCAGCACGAAGACAATCAAAATAACCTAAATCCAAAACGCGTTTTTTACATTCAAGTTGATGTTCCATATTATTTGGTGCTTTATGAAAATATAAATAACCACCTAATATTTCATCACTTCCCTCACCACTTAAAACCATTTTAACCCCCATAGATTTAATTTTACGAGACATTAAATAATGTGGAGTTGATGCTCTAATAGTTGTAATATCATAGGTTTCTAAAACATTAATAAGTTCATCAATAGAATTCATACCTTCTTCTACAGTAAAATCAATTTCATGATGTTTGGTTCCTAAAAAGTCAGCAACTTTACGTGCGTAAGGTAAATCAGAACTATCTTTAGCACCAATACTAAATGTATTAATAATAGGTATTTTACCATAAATTTCAGGATGCTCTTTAATATATTTAACAGCAATACTTGCTACCAATGAACTATCTAAACCACCTGATAGTAAAATACCAAATGGAACATCACTCATTAATCTATCAATCACTGCTTTTTCAAAAGTTTCTCTAATTTGTGTTAATAAAATAGTTTCATCTTCATTATTTAATATAGGGTTTTCACAATAATAATATTGTATATTATTTATATTATTATTAGATTTAGACCACATACCATCTTTTGTATCTTGAAAATAATTAATAGGATTTAAAACCAGTTCTTGGGCATTAAAATATAAATAATGTCCTGGAGGCATATAATTTACAGTAATACATTGTGTTAATGCTTTCAATTCACTAGATATATGAATACCTCCATTTTCATCCATACCATAATAAGATTGAGTAATACCAAATGGATCTCTTGCTACAAATACCATATTATTTTGCGTGTCGTGTAATATAAAACTAAATTGACCATTTAACTTTGACATTAAATGGACAATTTCATTATGTTCTAATTTATTATTATCAGTATTATCAGTATTATCAGTATTATTATTTTTATAGTTTAACATAGTTTCATACAATGCTAATATAACTTCACAATCACTTTCAGTTTTATAATTATAATGCGAAAATTCTTTTTTTAGTTCTTTATAATTAAATATTTCACCGTTAACACATAATACAATAGTATTATCTTGATTAGTTAAAGGTTGAATACCTGAATTAGGGTCTATTATACTTAATCTCATATGTGAAAAACATCCATATCTTGTTTGATGATAACCTGTTCCATCAGGACCTCTGTGTCTTATTTTTTGAGAGGCTTTTAAAGCATTTCTTCTATTATTACTATTAGAAATAGGAGTAGATTGAATATAAGCATAAATACCACACATTATTATTTAAATAATCTTTATTGAAATAATATAAATATAGTAAAATAAGAATACTAAAATAAGAATACTAAAAAAAATAATAAAAAATAATATAAATAAAAAGAATATTAATATTTTTAAATTAAAAAAAATATAAAATTTAAATTATTAAGAATAGTTTAATTATATTAAGGCATTACAGTAGAATATGATTCTCTAAATCTTTGTGAAAAATCAAGAGAACAAGGCATAACAGATAAACCATCGTTATTTAATTGTAAGCATTGGTCTTTTGCGTCTATAGGATTAATGACATTAAAACCAAATAATGTGCTTGTATTATCTCTTAAAATTCTATCTTTATTAGTTTCATCATTAATAAAACTATTATATGTATCTATATTATCTATTTTAGTTGAAACAAATTGTTGGTTTTTATTATTAGCATCACAAGATTTAAAATTCCATTTTGATGGGTCATTACCATTTTGTTTTTCATATTCTAAACAACCATTATTACCATAAATAAGATAGTTTGGATATTCACTAGACGTATTAGGATTAGAATCATTGTATAGTTCAATATTAAATGATTGTGAATTATTCATACTTTTAAATGATTTTATAGCAGGTATTTCTTTTTTATTTTTTTGTATAGTTTCTTGTAATAGTTTTAATTCATCTCTCATTTTTTGAATTTTATTATTTTGCATATATATATAAGCATCAAATGTTCTAGATTTTAATTCATTAGGGTCATCTAATAAAGCAACGTTTTTATTATATATTTCTGCATAATTTTTAAGTTCAGGAAAAGCATCAGAATTTAACATAATAGTATCAATAAAAGTTTCAACTGCTGGTTCTTGTGTATTTGATGTATTATTTGTAGGATCATTAGGATCATAGTCTCTTATTTTATTTAAAAAATTATGAAAACTATTAGGTATTGTTTCATCAGTTATTAATTTTATTTTTTCTATTATTTGATTATAAAGACCTGTTATAGTTGTATATTGATCTGTTGTCATATATTCAGGAAAAGTTATTAATGGTTCTGTTGGAAGTTCAACAATAGGTGGGACAGTTGGTGCAGGTGTTGGTGCTGTAGTTGGTGCAGGTGTTGGTGCTGTAGTTGGTGCTGTAGTTGGTGCTGTAGTTGGTTCTGTAGTTGGTGCTGTAGTTGGTGCTGTAGTTGGTGTTGCGGTTGGTGTTGCGGTTGGTGTTGCGGTTGGTGTTGCGGTTGGTGTTGCGGTTGGTGTTGCGGTTGGTGTTGCGGTTGCTGCTGTAGATGCTTGAAATAAAGGTGCTTCAGACGCAGAAGGAACAGTCATTGTTCCTGTCATTTGAGTGTGATTAGTACAAACATATGTATAAGGTGATTCACTTTCTGTTGCTGTTAATTTCATTTTTCCATTATTATCATTAATACCTACACTATTTCCATCTTTATCTTTTAAACTAAAAGGATGGAGATCATTATTAACAGTATTATTAAATTCATAAGTTATTCCATCTTCCAATATAAGAGTAGGGTTTAAATTAATTCCATCACCATCTATTAAATAATTATCACTACTATCTTTAAATTTATAACTCATTTGAGTAGTTGTGTCATCAACTTCAACTGTATAAGTAATAACTGCATCTGTTATAAATGTGTCTTTATTTTTAAGATAGAAATATAAAATTAAACCTATAATTACTAATAGTATTAGAATAATACTAATTAATTTCATTGTATTTTTATTTATCATACTATTGTATTTTTATTTTCTATATTATATTATTTAATTAGAATTAATTATTACTAATTAGAATTAATTATTACTTAATTATTAATAATATAAAAAAATAAAACTATTTAATTATAATAATAAAATTATTTAATTATAATAATAAAATTATTTAATTATAATAATAAAATTATTTAATTATTATAATAAAATATTATATTATTATAATAAAATATAATATTATAATATTTTATTATAATAATATAATATGTCAAGTTTAAACAAAGACGATTGTCATTTATTAAATACATTTACATCTAAAACTAATAAATTTACATTAGATGGTTATAAAACGTATGCTAAATGTGTAAAAGTATATGATGGTGATACTATTCACGTCGTATTTAAAATGCCTAATAATAATGAATGTTATAAATGGGTTATTAGAGTAAATGGTGTTGATACTCCAGAAATAAGAACACGTAATAAATATGAAAAAACACTTGGATACAAAGC